GCTGAAATAAAGTTCAATTAATTTACATTCTGCCCACAACGCCAACACATCTTCGTCGACTCGCACAGTACCATTGGTGTTGTAAAAAACTCTTATGTCTGATAATCCTTTGATTTTTTTTATTCTTTTGAGTAAGTTCACATGAGCCGCTGACATCAAGGGTTCGCCGCCGCCGTGGAAATGTATAGTTAACACATTAGATAAACTTGAATCACTTGCTATTTCAATCTGTTGATTTTTCTTGTATTTGAATTGTTCACTGTTGACATTGGGCTGTAGTTTTTGATAATCTGGTATCCATTGTGTGCTGTTATGTGGTCCACAGATCACACATTTTAAATTACATAGATTTCCTACGCTGTAATCAATTCCTTGAGGACCTGACAAGTCAATTTGTGTGTCGTTGTGCCAGTTTTCGTAAATGTCAAAACTTGCAAGTCTTCTGCTTGATAATCCTTTTTGTTCTTGTTCATAACAAGATTCACACCCCGGAACTGGTAAATCTTGATTGATCAAATCTATGATTTTTTTGCGCTCAGGATTTTGCCATGCTGCATTCAAATCGATGTTCTTAGAATGTGCGTAGTATCCTTTGTAAAAACTGCAAGGATTATAGGATATGTTTTCATTAAAGGACCAAATTGAAATATTTTTAAATATTTCATAACAAAAATATTTTTTTTGTGTCATGTGGTCTTTATCTTACCCAACAACTGTTTTAGTTTGGCACTTTGTACATCAGCTGTGATTTTACCAACTTCAACTTCTTCTACTTCCTGCTCTGTAGAAGATGTATTTACTGCAACTCGACTTTGTGTTTTGATGCTGTTAAGTATGTCCGGTTTACGAAAACTGTTGACGGGGCCTGCTTCCTCGCCGGGATCAGTGATGCGCATGGTTTCTATGTTGTAGTCCAGATCAATTTTTTGGCCCACACCTGTACTGCTTCGCGACTTCATACACTGGATCTGATACTTGCCGCGCTCACGCATGGCCCTGCTGGTAAAGATACCAAACACATTGTCTGCTGTGTTAATCTTACTAATACCACCCGAGATATGACTGTGATCAAATTCTATCTCTTCGACGGCACTGCGATTCAACTGACTTGCTGTCACAAACAATACATTGAGTTCTTTGGCCAAGTTACGCAGTTCTTCACTGACATATTTGTCTTTGACAAACAGGTCATTGGGACTGACCTTGGCACTAACAGGCATCAGCAAGTCCAGGTAATCACACATGACAAAGTCCACTTTCAGTCCTGTCTGCACTTGCACTTCTTTGATATAGCTTCGTATGTCATTGATGTTGCTCTGTGCCGGCAGGGCCTTGATCCTATACTGACCAGCTTTTTTGCTCACAAGTTTGACTTTGAGTTCAGTTTGATCAATGTCTTTGCGTATCTCTTTGGTGCTCATGCCTGCCAACATGGCGTCAGTTCTTAATGCACACAGTTCTTCACTGAGTTCTAAACTAATATACACACCACTTAGTCCAGCCTGCAACCAACTCAAGGCTATGTTCATCATGACCAAGCTCTTGCCCGATCCTGACCCGCCTGCAAAAATATTAAGTTCACCACGACTGAATCCACCATACAAGATCTTGTCCATCTGTGGCCAACCTGTTGACACTTGTCCACCCGAGTTGAAATACTTGTTGATACGTGCTTTGGGATCAGACCAGTAGTCTGTGCCCATGTCCTTGGTCAAGCTGATCTGTACCGCATCTTTGATCAGTTTCTCCACTGGATCATACTCGCCCTTTTCCAGCAAGTCCGCACTTTTTAAAATCGCACGTTCTAGTTCTTGTCTACGAGTAAAGCCCTCAAACTCTTCCATGAACCACTCAAAGTGTCCGTCATTCAGGTCAGGAATGTGATTTAGTTTAATGCCTGTGCTGGCAGAAATCTGTTCTGCGGTAGGCAAGGTCTTGTGATCGTCGCTGTGCTGAGCAATGAATTCGGCCGCAGGTCGCAAACTTCTATCAAAGTTTTCAGGATTGTAGATGTTTTGCACACGCACATAACTTTCTGCGTCCTGCAACATCATTTCTAAGAATAGGCGTTGGACTTCAAGTCCGTAGTCTTTTAACAAGTTGTTTCTTCCTTAGTTCAATTTTAATCTTACTGGTTTCTCGGGCCTGCATGATAGTTATCAAAGTAGCCACGCGACCCCAACGAATCACTGCATCGTTGACATCTTTTACGTCTGCAGGCCAGTTGGGCATGCTCACCGCCCAGCCCAGCTCTACAGCGCGATCCACCAACCGCATACCTGCCGCATCCTGGTCAGGAACTACAACGACATCACGTCCCAGGCTACGTATGAGTCTTACCTGTGCGTCATTGATGTCAGCATGTAGTACCGCTAGACCGTTAATACACAGGGCATCAAACACGCCTTCCATGACCAACACCCACTGCCAATTGGCTTGTTGTAGATCTGTGCCAAACACATAGCCTGGCTGGGCATCTTGTATGTATTTTGGCGTGCGGTCATCAAGGAATCTAGTGGTGTGTCCCACAACCTGACCATCATGAGTGAATGGGATCACTATGCCGGGCCTGGGCATGGTCTTGTACAGGAATGGATAGTCTGCGGGTATGCAACGGTCTCGAAGATATTGTTGGGCCGTTTCATTTAGCTGTTGCGTATCTGCCGGCAGGTCACGGTCTTCAAAATCAATGCTGGTTAACTTGTTGACTAACTCTTGTCGCTCACTGAGTATGCCCTCTATGTTCCGTTGTCGGAGACTTTCTAAGTTGATTCGTTCTATTTCCTCTTGAGGAACATTCATCCAACTCAATAACTTACGGGCTTTGAATGTGAGTGTGCGACCCACAACAAAGCTGGCAGTGAATCCACAATTGAAACAGTGATATGACCACGATCCGTCTGTGCCAGGTTTGATACCTCCACGCTGACGACGATCACGACTTTCGCCCATGTGTTCGCAACAGGCAGCGTTGAAACTGATCCAGCCCGATGAACTCTGTTTTCTTTTTGCAGGCAGGAAAGAGATCACATCAATCATGCTTGATTATAGCATGTTTTTTGGACGAAATCAATTGTTATCGGTACAGGAGATTTTCCACATAGCCGGTGCTGATGATCACGGCCGCACCTTGGTTTTGCGGGCTGACCGGATATTGTCCACCGCTGCCGCTTATCATGGCATTGGGCACACGCCAATATCCACTTCCGCCACTGATAACATTGATGCCCGTGACTGCACCTGTGGCTGGATTCCATACTGCTTCGGCTCGGGCTCCGGAACCAGTGCCCACTATGTTCACGTGTGGTGGTGCCAGATATCCGGTGCCATTGTTGTTCATGATGATGCTGGTGACCACACCATCTTCACAGATGGCATAGGCCGAAGCTGGACTGGGTGTGGGATAATTGGGCACACTGAAAAGGCTGCTGTCAAAACAGGCACGGATTATGGGATACCAACCGATCACGTTCCAGTATATGGTTCCGGTCTTGTTGAGATAGGTCACACTTTCGGTCACATTGTAAAATATGCTTTGATAGTTTTCAGCGGCCTGGAATTTGATGGTGCCGGTGTAGCCCACCAAGTCCATTTGTACCGTGGTCACTGCATTTCTGGGTTCAATAAAACTGCTGAAATATTGTGGATTGAGATAGCTGTTCCAGTAACTGCCACCGTTGGGATTGCCGGCCCAGTAAGGACTGGCCGGCCAGTTTTCATAGCCGGACCCTTCTACACTGAACTGTGCTGACAGTTTTGTAGTGGGTATGGTCAATGGCGAACTAGGTACGTGTTGCGGCAAGACTGAATCTACAATGTCCAAGGGCGCACGGGCGCCGGCCTGTGCATCAACAAACACTGCTTCGGTAAGATTTCCACTGGCTCGCGTGATGGAATAACTGGCAGGTTGTGCTAAGACTTCCAGCAACTGTTCTGCAGTCAAGGTAACTTTGGCACGCCCAGTGGGTGCATTCAAAATGACCATGGGCTCCTGTATCAAAAGCTCATCGCTTTCGGTGTTCAGCACACGAAAAACAAATGTGCTGCCGGTGATGTTCACAGGTTTTTCTTGCTGATTGATAAACTCAAACAGCAACACATTGTCAACACCCTTGTTTATGGTCAATCGTTTTGCGTACACAGGATCATACCTATAGATAAATGTTTCGCCCGCACCAGTGTCCATGAGTAGAACTCTGGCAATCTGCTGATACACGTAGGCTTGGGTAGAATACATACAGAGTATTTAGCACTTTTAGATTTGCGTCACAAAACGGTTTGGTAAATATCACAAGATATGACTCCGGAACTATTTGCCCAACTGGCTGAAAAATACCCATTTATTACATTGTGTGTGTATGCCAGCACCGAATACGTGGGCATAATACAAAACCAAGATGATGCAATCACCACCATCTACGATTTTGGAGCCATACAGGATCTCGAGCAAAAAAAACGATTCCTAGAGCTGGCAAATGTGTGGTGGTGGGAAAGCAATCGCAGCATACCCATAAACATATTCTTGAAAACTGAATGGGATCCGTTTCGTAACTATATCAGGACCTTTGTCAACAAAGATCTTGAAATCTTGCATGGTCCTGTGTGCAGTTTGAGTGAAATGGCTCGTAAAAAAAGCAAACGTAAAAGTATTACCTTGGTTCGCAGGATTGACTGAGCAAATTCATGTGCAAGGCCACCAAGGCTGCATATCCAATGGCATGCGCATGTTTAAACACAAAACCACCACTGTTGTCACCGTCCCAGACCGAATCAAATATCTCATTCCAGGGTTTGTTTTGTAGATGTGCCTTGCCAGGTCTGATCACGCTGATAAATGCCGCCATCCTGGGTATTGAATCTGGTCTCATTGATTTCAATAACTCCGTGTAATTACCAATGTGTACCAGTTGCTTGGCCCAGTCTGGGTCGGTCCACAAACGCGACCACGGTGGTTCCAGATTTAACATAGCCTGGTAGTGCTCAGGATCTTGGATCAGTTTGTACACAGTCATATTCAGCAAATCAATCTTGAAATAGCCCAGCTGTTCCGCTTGTTCATAGTCAATGGCTGCACAGCCATTCACAGGATCATACGGAATGTCTGTCACATAGACACCACTGTTGTGACGACGCACTTGCCCTTCATGCGTTTGTCTAGCTGGTGTGGCCTGTATCAACGCCAACAGTTGATTTCTGTCGGCTAGGTCAATGTCAATATCTGCACTCATTACCAACCTGCTTTCTGTAACATTTCTCGAACATATTCTTGATCAGCCACATAGTCTGCGAACCGTTTCATCCAGACGTCTGAATCAATGTAAGACCAAATCATGGCTATGTGTGTGGCATCCAGCTCCGATAAAAATTTTTGTCCAGATTCGCAGTTGTAAATGATCCAGGGGCTGATGCGTCCTGCGGTCACAGCATAGACC